GCCGTTGCCAGAAGTGGCGGCACGATCCGCCCCCCTTGTACAACCAGAGGTTGTAGGTGTTGGCTCCCCCTGGTCCCCATCCGGGATTCACGGCGCGGTTGGAGGCTCCGAGGATGTCTTCCTTGCGGTACACCTTGCCAGCGTTGACCATCTTCTTGCAGAAGTCCCGCGAATCGCTCCCGGCCGTTTGCGGTGCGTATCGATAGCGGACCTTGATCACCCCGTCCTGCTCGCTCTTGCCCGCAGGGTTGGAGGAGGGGACGCGGGCGAAGGTCCACATGGCGTCAAATTGGGCTTCGAGTTCGTAGTCCACCTCCCGCTCGTCAATCAGCTCGTATTCTTCGTCTTCGTCTTCGCCCAGGCTCAACAGAAAGTCGGCGGCAGAATCAAAGTCTTCCGCGCTGAACTTCCTTTCCAGTCCTTCCTTTTCCTGCTCGTCGGTGGTCTGAGCTTGTACCGCGTCCACGTCGATGAAGTCCGCAGGCTTTAGAGTCTTGAAGTAGAAGTCTAAGTCGATGCCGTTGGTGGCAAAGAGAGGCTGCAACCCATCCAACAAAGTCCGTTGGAAGGGCTTGATGACTGTATTTTGGAAGAGGCTGAACGAGTCACGCAACTCCTCCGCGTTATTGCCGAAGCCGTCACCCTGTCCACGGATTCCAAAGAGGAGGGGCGAGGTGATGCGGTGGCCGGCGAGAATCTTGGTCGTGCATTCCGTCGCAAGGAACTCATACATCCCGTCGTTGTCGTTAGGATTGACCGGAGTAAGTTGAGGCGCGTTATCGGAGCCGTCGTTGAAGCTAATGAGAAGGCGCCCGGCGTTATTGCTTCCGCTGAACTTATCGTTCACGTGGCGCTCTATGGTGCGTCTCTCCTCGTCGCTGGGGATGCCGTTATTGAAGGCCAACATCATCGACGGAAAGAGGCCGTTCTTGATGTTGTTGAGGTGGAAGCTCGACACCTCCCGGTCCAGCTCAATGTAATTTGTTGAACCCACGTAATCGGGAAGGCCGTAGTAGTGGATGCCCGGAGTCCAGGACTTAATCTGGTACACGCTCGCCGCCTGTGTGCGGTCCTCGCTATCCCATGCGGGGTACTCGATGGGCGCGTACCTGTTCTCCCTGACGCGGGACCAGTCCGGAGACACGAAGAACTTGTCTACCCTCCCTTGGCTGTCTGCGATGCCACACCGCACCGAGTGGGCGGGCAAGAATCGGAGCTCGGCAATCTCCGTGCGGACGCGGTTCCAAATCACTTGGACATAGCACTGGCCGTAGAGCTTGAGGTCAAAACACAACTGCCGCAAGAGGTGCTCGTCGGACTGCTCCAGCATCCGTTGGGTCTTGAGCCATTGGTCCGGCTTCTCTTCCCTGTCGGTGGCGTCGAGGCCCTCGCCGTAGATCATCTCGCTCACGCCATTCACGACAGCGGATTGAATGGAAGACCCAAGGAACAAGTCCCGGAGGTAGTCGCCGTAGAGGTTGTCGAATCCGTAGGTCACAAACTCCCGCCCCGGTTGCTCCCGGAATAAGGGTAGCTCGTGGGTGGGTAAGCCGTAGACGTTGAACTGGTGCTTTTCACTCATAGTACGCGAAGGTTTCGTCGGCGTCGGTGTGGCTTGCGTAGGTCGTTTCTTGGTACGCTTCGGTGCTTGTCGTGGCATCTTCTTGCAATAGTAGTCCGCTGTCTTCCTTGGCGAGGTTCAAGGACGATTCAGTGAGGATGAAGCCTACCTGTTCGCCACGCGTAAGGTAGCCCAATCCTTTCTCAAGAATGACATCCGTCGAAGAGATGGGCAACAGGTCGGAGGTGTTCGAACGCTCCACCACTCGGTACTGAATGTACCCCTCTGGCCAGCTTGGGCCGGAGAGGTCGACGGCAGTGGCCCCCGTGTCGCTCTGAGCGTCGAAGGTCATAGTCGCAAAGCGGTCGGTTACCGTCAAGCTCTTGGAGTTCACCATGACCACCTTGTCTGTGGTGAGGCTGGTGAGCTCAATTCCCAACGTTGTGATGGTCGGGCCACAGGTCGCCACATTAGCCGCCCCACGCTTTTCTTTGGGGGTGAGGTAGATGGTATTCTCTACGCTTGCCGTGTTGTTTTTGACCACCAGTATCATCGTAAGGGGATATAAGAAAGGGCCACCTCTCGGCAGCCCTTCCCAAAACACACAAAAAGCAAAGGAACTTACCCTGTTGTGACTGTCACATTTCCGGGAGTGGTGAGTCCATCGAAAGGATAGACAGCCGTCCCCGCACCTGCGGTAGCTTCTAAGAGATAGTAAGGGGCAGCCTCACGACCGGCGAAGGTCAAGGTCTGTCCGCTCATCTCATTCCGTGCGGCTCCTGAAGTCAGGGTTCCGCCGTTGAGGTCCATGCCATACGTAGCCCCGAAGAGGTATACGTTGTCATTGTTATCGAGCACGAAGATTTGCGACCGGTTGCGGCTGATGAGCCGGATCTGTTCCGGATCGCTTTCTTGATGCTTTTGGAGAACCAGGTTCAAAGACTGCTCGAAGAGAGAAGCCCCCGTCGCTGGGTCGCTTTGCACGTTGATGGTGAAGGAAGACAAGTCCGGGCGAAGGTCGTACTGAAGTACGGTCATCGCGGGGAGGTCGGTTACTGTAAAGCTCTCGCCGGAGGCGGTTGCCACAGTTGCCGAGCCTGCCGTTCCATCACCCGTGCCCGCAGCGGTTACGAGTCCGCCCACGTAGTCGTTCACGAAGAATACCTTCGAGAGACCGCCGAGAGCGTCCTTGCAATCCAATGCGCGGCCGAGGGTGATAGTACAAGCCATGTCTTATGTGAATGCGAATCCGACCACGCCGTCAGCTGGCACGGCTACGTTACAACCGACTGCGAAGTTCATCGTGGCTTTCACGTTGTCGCTTCCGTCGTACTGATACACGGGAATCAAAGCGGCGGCCTCGTTGCCTGTGTAAGCATTGGTTCCGACCACGATGTTCTCAGGGTATGTGAACGCAATAGCGTCGGCGCTGTTAGCGATTCCGGCGGTTGGGTACACAGGGTAACCGAGGTAGCTTGCGCCGCTCAGGTCCTGATTGTATCCGGCTCCGGTATTCTGCGCGGCTTGGGCTTGCTGGAAGAATGCATACGCCTCGTATGAGATGTAGAATCCGCATCCAGTCTTAGCCAAGATTCCGGGAACTGCGGCAGCACCTGCGAAGACCTTGTCCATCTCACCGAGGATGTTGGCGGCAGTGAATGCGGCGGCGGTGGTGATTTGAGTAAATCCACCCATGGCTGAATCGTCGATTCCGAGCTCGTCGATGACTCCGTCGTTAGACAAGAGACCCAAGCCCCAAATCGCGGCTGCGTCACCTGACCACAAGAGCGTCTCAAGGTTCTGTCCAGCCTTAGCCGCAACAGATGACAAGACAAACTCAGAGAACTCAGGAGGGATATTTCCGTCACGTTGCATACGGCCTTGAGCGGCCATCCACGTTGGGAACATAGTCTTCCGGCAAATGACCTCCTTAACCATCAAGTCGTTGAGCGTCACAATCTGCTCAGTCAATGACAAGTCGGCGCCGTCAGTACCTGCACAATCGGCGGCCTGGATAACGTCGGACAGGCCGAGGTTGGAAATGACCGCCTTATTTACCACGCCTTCGATGAGGCGGCAGCGGTTGTTCAAAATCGTCTCCGCACCAGTGACGGCTGCGGTAACGTATGGCAACGCGAGTTCACCTGCGTAGGTGTTGTCGGTCACCGAGATGTCGAAGTCGTACTTCTTACTTTTTACGGGATTCATGAGAATTGGGAAATGATGTTATAGGCGCGATCGACGCCGGAAAGGTTGGGGTTGTTTTCTTTTTTGAACTCGGCCTTTGCGAGTACGCGGTCCGGCTCTGCGGCGGGTGCGTTCTCCAAGGTTTCGAGGCGCTTGTTGATGGCTTCGAGAGCGGTGGCCATCTCGTGGGCCATCTCTACCTGCATCGACATCTCCTCCTTCTTTGGCTCTTCAGAGGCTTCCACCTCTTCCTCGACCATAGGCTTCAAGGCGGCAGATACCACCTCGACAATTTCTTGAGCTACCTCCTCAGAGATCATGAACTTCTCGACGAGGGCGGCTTTCACTGCGGCCATCTCATCGGGCTCTTCCTCGGTGGCTTCGACCTTCTCCTCTTCGTCCTCCATCATCTCGACCTTGCTGTCTGCATCGACCGTGATTTCTCCTCCGTCGGAGAGTTGATGTGAACCAGGTTCGAGGGGTGCGGCCTCGCCGTCATCGCTCAACACGCGCACGGATGCGCCGGCTGAAAATTCGTCGGCTTCGGTAGCCACGACACGCCCGTCCTCAAGGCGGGCTTCTTTGTAGAGCTCGGCCCGCTCGTCTACGACGCTTCGGACGGCCTCCTTGAGTTTTTCAATTACTGACATGATTGGGGTATCTATGGGGTTATATAACGCGGTTTTACTTGTTTGTGACGAGGGGGTCCAGTTCCTCGTGGGTGGCGCATGGCATATACATCCGCGTCCCGTTGATTTCGTGGACGTGGTGACCACCACACCCCAGCGCCTCGGCCATCAACTCAGCCTCCAACACAGTGGCGAAGAGTGGCTTGCCGTCAAGGTATGCGGCGGGCTCCAATACTTCGCGCACGGCTTGGGCGATGGTCTCGATGGTGACGTCCTCCATCTGAATGAGCTTGTCGACGAAGTAGCCCTCAATGGAGAATCCCCGATATTTCTTGTCCTTGACATCGGCCCACACATCTTCGTTGTGGACACGTACCGACACCATCCATGTCCCCTTGGGTACGTCGTAGCCATAGACTCTTGACTTGTCTCGGTCGACATCGGAGACGATCCAGCTCTCGAAAATGGAGAGGCCGTTGACCTTGGCCTGATGCTCCACCGTGTACTCGTCGTTTCGCTTCTGTTGCATGAAGAGCTCCGCCGCTTTCTCTACCGTCTCCTGGGAGAAGTACACCTCGAACTCCTCTTGGTTGACGTCGTCATATCGCGGGATCATCTTCTCCGGAATCAAGGCCGGGCCGATGAGGAGCTTCTTGTCTTCGTCTACGCGGGCGAGGGTGAAGCGGTTGTCCCGGTTGAAGAACACGAAGTTCTCTTCGATGGCCGGGAACTTCACGAGGCTGATGGCCTCCACTCCGAAGTCCTCCTGGTCCTCATCAATCAATAGCTCGACTGTCCTCATAGCGTGGTCTGAATTTGTAGCTCTTTATTCAAGGCTTGCTTGTTGCTGATCTCGTTCTCTACTACATATGCCCGGACGGGTTCCGGTGTGGGCGTCTGCTGATTGGGAACGAGAGAACCCACATCGACACCGACGGACTGACTGCCTCCCTGTGGAATACCGCCACCCCCTGCGGCGGCGCCCGCGCCACCTCCCCCGCTGAATTGCTGGGACTTGATGGCGGCTACTTTGGCCAGACCTGCGGCGACAGCTATACCCGCAGCAATTTGCGCCCGTATAGGTGCGTCCGGTGTAGGTATGGCAAGCTGTGAGGCGTAGGCTTTTTGGGCGGCGCTGTATGTGCTCACAAGAGTCTCGGCGATACTGATAGCCTTGTTTCTGTTGAAGGCTTTCTTCTGCCCCTCCTCGGTGTCCTTCTCGAAGGCTGCGCTCAAGTTCTTGAGTATGGAGAACGTACCACCCACCGCCGACGTGCGAAGTTTTTTAATTGCTTCCTGGTGGTTCTTCTCTAATTGCTCCCGCTTTTTTTGCTCCGCCAAACTCGCTTTGGTCGCCTCTTCGTCGGCCTTCTTCATGCGGTCGGCTTCCGCTTTGGCCTCGGCGTCTTTCAACGCTTGGTCTTCATTCCTCAAGGACTGGAGCTCGGTCAAGAGCCGGCGTTGTTGCTTGAAGCTGTTGGTCTGAATATCAATCAACTCGGCTTCAAGGTCTGCTCGCTTCTCGTAGTCTTCCTCGGTATTTTCTGAGAGCTCCATCCGCTCGTTATGGATGCGGAGCTCCTCCTTTGCGGCTTTCTCTCTCTCGGCCATCAATCCGTTCTCCAACTCCATGGCCCTCTCTGCGGCGGCCATGCGCTCCTCTAA